TAATGATTTGTAGCTTTCTATCGTATCAATCTGAATCTGCGAAAGGTTACCGAGGTTATTAAGATAAGTTGAATGTATGCGTTTGTTAATCGGGTTATCCGATACTTCGTACACCCATGAAACGAAGTCCGCAGGATTCCAGTCTAAGAATATCTTACCCGTTGTACGCATCGCCAGTTGGTCGAATAACGCCTTACGTATGAGGTTGGCTTCATTAACGAATAGTATATCCCTACCCGGCCCCCTTGCTTTGCCCTCATCTTCAAGTCCGAATAGTTCGATGTAGCTGCCATTATCGAATCGGTAGATAAAATCGGTGTAGCTAAATTTCTTGTCATCCCACAAATGCCATTCCTCCATGATTGTTTTGAAATCCCTGTATGCACCACGTTTGATGTGCGGTAGGGAGTGCGATACAATAGAGATGCGGATGTTTTTAGCATTCTTATCGGCTGCAATGGATATAAGGAGTTGCACTATGCTATAGGACTTGCTACTACGTGAGCCGCCCTCGTTACAAATTATCGGGGCATCACTTTTGTATGCTGCTACGTTTTCGTAGAATACCGGGGTTGCTCTAATCTGTTTTAATTCCACAGGTCTTAAATTCAGTTAACGTACAAAACTCTTCTTTAGTCTTTTGCAGAACCGAGTAAACATTCCACCCGTCATTATAATTGCCCATAGCAGCAACGCTACCAACATCATGCAAAGTATAGCCGCAGATTGCAGCCAGATTACGATAGAACTCTTCTGTAACGTAGTTGAATCCATGACCGGGCCAGTTGCCTGTTTTTGGGTTTTCGGAGATGATATAACCTCCGAGTTTAACGAGGTTGTGTTTGTTCCGCCAACAATTGTATATGGCTTTGATGTCATGCTTCCCATTGGTGCCAACGTGTTCGGATGTGCCGGCATCCACCAATAAATCAAACTGCTTGTCGAACTTGTGTAATCGGGATAAGTCCAACGGGGTTGAGCCGTTCTCACCCGAAATATCAATGGCTTCATAGTCTTTGCCGGCATAATAAGAATCTTTAGTGTAAGGGGCAGGTAATGGCACCCGGTAATCGTTTTGCGCTCCTAAATCTACCACCGATTGTATGTGTGGCAGGTAGGGGTCTATTATGCGTGTTGTTTCGTGAGTGTAGCCCATTATTCGTGAGATTGTTTAGGTTCATTAAATCTTTCATCGAATCTTTTTAATGCAATATCGGCCCATTCATGCGCCCCATCTTTTGCGATTGAGTTTGAAGCAGCAACATAAGCCACATAAACATCACTCCATAATTTTTTACGGATATTTTCGTGTTGTTCTGATTGTGTTATTTCTTTATGATTCATATTACAAATTTAATCTTTTACCCCCCAGTTAATAAAATAAGGTTCAACAGGCAGATAGTGCCTGTATGCTAACCCTCCGTACGGCTGCACCGGAATGCCTGCTAAATTCATCAATCCGGATAATAACGCTTGGTCATGTCGGCTGCTGATAAATTGCGGATTAATAGATTCGTTGTGATGAAAGCAATTTTTCTTTGCACCCTCAATCCATTTCTCAAAGATAGGCATAGTCTTAGGATGGTCGAAGTCAAACACAATGCAACACGCCATAATCTGGTACATGGTAATCACATCCCTATAGCTATTTAGCCCTAAGAACTTGATTTGATGGTCGGGTATGTACTTGTGTAGCGGATGCCCCTCGTTGTTCCATGCTACTATCCCATGTTCGGCTGCTAATGCCCACAATGGATCGGGATTCTGATGTACCCTGATTGTTGAATCACACCAAATGATTTTCCGGTATCCCATCTCAAGTGCCTCCGCTACCATAAACGGCTTGAATTGATAAGGCATATTTTGGTGATTCCATGACTTGCCCCATCGTTCGGTATCAGGCCAGTCGCCGAGGTGAATCTTACGCTCTAAGTACTCATCCACATACCCATCCACACTTCGCAGGTGAGTGTCATAGTCCGGTGCTTTGCGGTCTATACTGCGAATGAGTCCTAATTGTGCCTCGTTGTAGTTTTCCCTGCCTGTAGAGGATAGGGATACGATTACTTTACCGGATGTTATCTGGCCCATATTACATTTTCTAAGTTTGTTAATAAGCATTTCGTTAACCCTGCCTTATTGCAGTAATCTTTGATAAGGTGAAATAAATCTACATTACCATTATGTTCAATGCATACCATCTGCGTATGCTTGAGGTTAATCTGTTCTAATATCTCGAAATCCACGCCCTCGGCATCGATAGAGATGAAATCAAAGTATTTGAATGGGGAGTTCTTAATTAGGGTGTTGTAAGTCCATACCTCTGTCATTCGCTCTTTGAACTCCGTACCCGGCCATCGTTTGGTTTCAGTACGTTTGATTGTACTAAGTAGCGACACATCCCCCTTGCCTAAATGGTTTCCCATCTCATGAAACGTACAATGCCCATCCGTTTCGCCTATGGCTACATTGAATTTGTGTACCATAGGATTGGCTAAGATTCGGTTGAACGATTCCTCGCTTGGTTCTACCAGTACACCGCTCCAACCCTGTAGCTGCAATGCGTAGGTATTGGATAGGGTAACGCCATCGTTGGCACCAATGTCGAGGAAGAATCCTTTGCGGGATTGGAAGTAGGCGAGGATTATATCCTGTTCGTTATTTTGGGAGTATCTCATTTGCCGTAGGTTTCGGTGTAGTATTGTTCAAATGGTATGCAAGTGTTCACTCTACTATCATCCCATGTGTTTCCATGCTGCTGCTTTTCCATTTCTTTGGCTTGTAGGTATGTTTCTTTAAGAATTCCTTTTGAATAAAAAAACTCTAATGGTAATACCGATATTGCTTTCTCAAACATTATGTCTACCGCAGTCTGTTGTGCCATGTTATTTGCTATAATTTAATTTGTAATACTCCTCCCCTGTCATTTCCTTAAAGTTAGGTTTTGATGCCCTAATTATCTTTCTGCCGTGCGCCTTTGCTATCTGCTCTGCAAACATTTGATTTGCCTGGTTAACTATCTCCTGTTTCTTTTCGTTGTATGCCTTCCATCCCAACTCACTACATTGCTTTTGAATTTCGCTTAGCTTATCAGATAACCATTGTGTTGCAGGTAATTGCATGTTACTTGTTTGTCCTGAATTGATAATGATATAACTCCTTCTCAATCTTCACCTCTGTCTTAATCAGCCCGGCATTGTGTATAGCAGTAGCCCACGCATAATCTTCCCCAATACGGATATCCATGAAAGGGAATGCCAGCGCAATCTCCCTGCGTATGGGTACGATATGGTTAGGGTAGCGGTAATAAGCCCCGCCCTTCGCCTCATAGCCGTAATCCTTTGATATGTACCACTTACGCTCATCCCTGCCATCTGTGGTCATTGTACCGTTAAATACGATAGCATCGGGATTAGATTCGGCTGCCGTTAGGATGTCTTTAACGTATGTACTTGCAACCATGTCATCATCATCAATGAATACAACGTACTTTCCCTTACTTCGGTGTAGTAGTAGGTTACGTTTACGGCCTGTAGTCATTGCACCATTATCTGATTCGGTCAGTATCTCAACCTCCGGTGTGCGTTGCGGTGTCAGTACCTGTAACAACTGCGAAAGGTAGCCTATGCGTTGGGGGAGGGTGCAAATGAGTATGGATAGTGTCATACGTTCTGTTTTGGGAACCCGGCTTTACTTCTCCGGATATAGGTTATCTCATCCGCCCGGTAAAACGATTGAGTATGATTAAGCAACGCATCTACAGGCTCCCCAGTCCATGCAGGGTGGTAGTGGTCGAATATCCGCTTATCTACGTATTTATACGCATTTATCTGCTTCGCCACATCCATAGCCTCGTTATCGCACCAGAGGCTTTCATATTGTGGATGGTAGATGTACCCAAAACGCTCATAGTACGTACGCCCCATAATACTCATCGTTGGCAGCAGGTGATTAACCCTACCATCCGGAAAGTGAATGAATAGGTCTAAGTTGCCCTCAAATGCGTTGATAATGTCAATGTCATAGCCCTGCTTAATGAATCGCATATCATCTGACATATTAACCACAATATCACCCTGCCATCCTTCCATGCCCCGGTTGATGGCGTGTACCTTGCTTTTGGATTTACCCATGTTGATAAACACATTTGGGAACTTAAGCAGGTCGGATAACTCGTTTGAGTTTAGCGTAACGGTATCATCATCATCAACCGTTAACCCAACCGTGTACTTCTTAGAATGTGAATATGCCTGGATAGTAGCAAATGCAGCAGCCATCTTCTCCGGTCTGCTACGTGTTGCAAAGTTGTAATGTATGTGCATGGTGTCCGAGCGTGTTTCACAAAGATAGCAAATATCTTTGGAGTGGTTCATCTGTAGCCTACACTTTTGTTTTCCACAATAGATACACA